AATAGCACCAACACCTGTTGGTGAATTCAACCCGTTATATACAATAACTGGATCTCCAGGTTGATACAACAAACCTCTATTTTTAGGGTCAATTTTAATTTGGCTAATTTGACCTACAATTTTTGCTCTAAGTGGTTGATTATCAAATAATACTGTTTGATTGGCATTATCTACCACACGAACAGTTTCACCTGACTGAAATAATCTTTCGATGTTTGAAATAAAAACTTCAGTCTTTGAACCAGCAACAACAGAGTTTTCTACTGTTGCAATAGACTTGGTTGTTTCACCAAATAGTCTATAATTTTGTATCTTTAAAAAATTTGGATCAAGTGTTGATAATTTTAATGATTTGGCAACATACCATGTACCTGAAGATGCTTTGAGAATAGCATCTTTAGTATAAAAGATATCAAAGTCCGAATTATAAAGTACTTTAAATAAAAACTGATATGATGCTGGTGTACCTTTAGTTTGATACAATTCTCTAGCAATCTTTACCGCTTTCTGTTTATCGATTAGAATATCTTGTGGAAAGTATGGTAAAAAATCATTTGTAAAGTAATCCAAAAACTCATCAGTTGTTGTATCAATATCTTTATAACTTAAAAGATTCTTAGTTCTCTCTGTTACTTTACCGTTCTGTTCCATCCACTCATAGTAAGCGGTCAAAAACAGATTGAAGTTTGCATAGTCAGGATTATCCCGAACGAACTCCGGTAACTGAGAATTAACCAGTAATGATGTTTTTTGGTCGTTTGCTATCATGTTGTTTTGGCTGTGACATTAACAACGATTGCACCTGGATCATACGGATCAATTGTGATAATTCTATTATATGAAGATGAAATAATTGTTGTGGTTGGATTGGCTGTTATAGTCAACTGTCCCAAATCATTATTAACTTGAATTGGACCAAAAGAATTTAATGTAATGATACCTTCAACATAATCAACTGTTCCAACATTACTATTCAAAACAGTCTTAACATTCTGTGTATCATTATAATATGTTCTGAGTGTACCATAACGGCCAATCAATGTGGCAGTAGCAGCACCAAGAGCACCCGTAGTATCACCAGAAGCATTTGTAATTTGTACGATAGCACTTGTATAACCTGTACCTGCTGTCAATACATTAATTTGTTTGATATAACCTGTTCCTGTTATAATGGCTTCAGCAGTAGCACCTGTGCCATCACCTAAGATTGTAACTGTCGGTGCATATTGATATCCAAAACCAGGATTATTAACTTGAATAGACTCCAAACCACCAGTAGAAGAAGGTACTTCTTCAATATAAACACCGTCAATAATGTTTACCAAGTTAACTGGATTTCTAAACTGAACAGATGGTGTACTAATAATACCACTTTGGAACATACCACGTAACAATGATGCACCATAATACAACATATATGTTGATGGTGTGGTTAAATTTGGATAGAATTTTTTCTGTAACTTGACTGTAATCTCATTAGTAATAATAGATGGACTAACACTTGTAATAACGTTAGTGAAATCAGTTGCAGAGAATGTTGAATTGAAAGTATTTAAATTTGTTGAAGCTAAGTTGCTGATGGCAGTTCTAACTTGACTTTCAATCTGAGCAGATGTTAAATTTGTTTTCTTGGTATCATACAAAACATTTGCTGTAATTTGTATGTAAGTATAATCTGGATCAACTAGAGTTGGTTCAACTGTCATTACCGAAATTGGTTTAATAACATCTTTAATCAATCTTTGTTTTTGCGTGGCGGTTAATGTATATGCACCTGCTGGTTTAACAGAAATGAATACTTGACCATATACAGGTGATGGGTTTTCTTGGCCACCCCAAACAGATACAGCATCAAAAGCATAACCTAGATTGTTTTGTTGAACAGCTGTAATATAATCTTCTTTAGTAACTGCACGATTCTGTGCTGAATAAGATTTTGGTGCTTGAAATTTAATAGAATCTATCGATTCTTTAACTGAGCCTGTTGTTGCCGAAGAGATTGGAGTAACAGTTGTATTTGAATAACCACCAACAGAACCCATTAATACAAAATTATTGGCACCAGCAGCACCCGTACCAGACGTAACAATATAAGAAACAATTACTATATTTCCATCAGTTAGTTGTTTACCCAAAATATTATCACCAAAATAGATATCATAAGTTCCATTCATACTTTCTTGTAAGAAGTATACTTCAGATGATGCATTCAAAGTCAAATAATTTTCTGCTTTTGTGTATATTTGGTATGAACTATTTGAGGATGATTGTTGTACCAAAACTTGTAAAGTTGTGGTATCTAAACTAGATTCTGGTATATTAAACTTGTATTTTGGATTCGCTGTTGAATTTACCGTAAAAGATAAACTCGATGGAATGCCTTGTTTAATACTGACTGTTGGAAATGTTGCTGTATTATTAGAAACATTTACAGTTGTTGAATCTGTCGTTACAAAGTTATAGTTAATACCATCAATTGCTTCTGACATGAAACTTGTAAATTTTGGTAAAGTTAATGAAGCATCAGATACCTGGTGTACAACAAAATTAATTAAAGATTCTGGTGCTAGAGCAGATTTTGGTGTATAATTCAACAACTTGGCTTGTGAGACAACAGAACTTCTTTGAATTGCAGAATCCAAGAACATCTCATTGGCAACCATGTTCAAGTAATAAGCATTATATTGTGTGTTGTAAGCCAAAACATCCAACAATGTAGAAAGTGCAGAACCCTCATAATTGTAGTCTTTTAGTGTGTCTTGTGATTGTAAAAAGGTCTTCAGATTGTTTTTAATTGTATTAAAATCCAAATCTGTCATCTGAATTTGTGAATTAGCACCAGCCATTTTATCTGTTTCTCTCTAAAAGAATTGTTGTTGTTGTTGGTAATGTGGCGTTTTCTATGTAAAATGTTATGGAAACACTATATGAGTTCTTATCTGGTAGTGAAGATACAGCTACATTTTTTAATATAGCCCTAGGTTCATATGTTTTTATTATATTTGATATCATAATTTCCAATGTAGAAGATACTGTTGGTGATATGTTTTCAAATAACAAAGCGGTAATCTGAGAACCTAGGTCTGGATTGAAAAGACGGTCATAATTCTGAGTATTTAACAGATTTCTGATTGACCTAGAAACTGCCTGAGCATCATAACTTAACGCAACATCAGCCGTCACAGGTTTCTTGATGAAAGTGAAATCTATGTCGGAATATATCTTATTTAAGGTTGCCATCTTTTATTTATGAGCTAAAAGTAAATCGACTTTTTGGAATCCTGAAGCTGTGGGAGAAAATTCTTGGGCCGGAACGCAAAATTTCGAAATTTATGAATTAATTCTAGTTTTCAGTTTATCTGTACCGATGTAATTATTGATTAAATACAACTCTGTTTGACCTGAATTCGTGAATTGCTTAAGTTGATTGAAATCATGTACAACCGATTGTGAATTATAGTAGAAATTTACATCACCATTCCTACGACTATCCATGAGGTTTATTGTAGAATTCAAATTATTCACAATTGTCGTAATCTGAGTTGGTGTTAAATTACTTGAATATGTTATTGTAGGTGGATCTCCGCCGTCAGATGAAGATGATATACTATTTCTAATCGTATTTGCATATGTACTGATTGTATTGTATGAAACGGTTAAATTATTTGCTATTGTCAGACTAGTAAAACATCCCATCATAGGAGCATTATTTTGTATATTGTCAGATTTAGTCACAATCATCATAACAACCTTACTTATACCAATTGCTGACTTATATGTTGGTAGAGTAGGATCATTTAAATCGTAACCAGAAACTCCAGACAATCTATTCGTATGTGAGAAGAAGCTATTAGAAGAATTATATAAAGTATTGGCGCTAGATGAAATCGTTGGCAGTGCGGAACTCACGCCGGTTATAGCAATAATTGAATTTGCAACACTCCATATCTGTTGATTTACGGTACCAACAGGATTTTGAAAATAACCATTAACATTATTATTAGCCGCATCTTCTGTCTGCCATGTACTCAATAATGATGGCATAGCGTTCATTGTATATGCCACATTTGCGGAAAAAGGAGTTACTAAATTCGCTGTATTTGCTGCATCATAACCTAATCTACCAAAAATACTCATTTTTATGCCATTTCCATTGTTGTTGGACCAGTTGGGCCTTTAGGTGATGGATGTATATGTGTATCATAAATTGATGTGTTAACAACATCCGTCATCATAATAGCAAACATATTTCCAAAATTACTGAGTGGTGAATTCATTGCAACGCCAGCATTAATTGAAATTCCAGCAGTAATTGAACCAACACAGATAATATTACCAGGCACAGCAAGTGGGAAACCTACTGCTACACCACCAAGAGGTGTAACAAAACCGGCTATGCCAGCTCTCATACCGCCAGTATCCGATGTGTCAACTCGACCTTCAGAGTATATATTTCCTGCCGATAGATTACCACGGACTCTCACACTTCCATCCGTATTCACATTTGCTGCTTTAATTTGTAATCCACCTGTTGTGACGCCACCAGCAGTAATTGTTGAACCAAGTTGAGATGTTACGGAAGAATAACCTTCAACCACTTGTGTGAAGTTTCCTTTGATATGTTGAGTTACATCACCTTCAATATTTTCAATTTTATTACCCATCACTTGCATGTTAATATCACCATACACAGTGATTTGTAATTTTTTGGCAAGATTTCCATCATCCACACCAATAGAAATGTTGTGGTCACCAAGTGTGATTGTATAACCATCGCCAAATATCTTGTGTACTTCATCACCGTTTGGATGCATCTCAATAAATGTATTGGCACGGTGTTGTAGACGGACTCTCTCACGGCCTTTGGTATCATCTAATTCAAACATATGACCAGACCTAGTCTGTGTCACATTATTATATGGATATTGTGGTTGATAGTCTGTGTTGGCTGCCGATTCTGGTTCGTTCCAACCCCAATATGCGTCAGGTTTGTTCATGCCCATTGTACCTTTGTAGGATCATAATTCTTTGCGTCTGCTGTAGCCATAACAGTATTTGAATTTCCATATGTATCTGAAACAAATTGGATAATTGTGTTACTATGGTCTAAATTTGGATCAGTAAATATACCTTTTAAACTGTCTGGTATTGCAATAGAATTGAGTACATCTTGTTGCTTACCAAGTATTTCATCTGCACCAGCTTGAATTGATTTTCCCAAAGTATCTATTGTAGCACCAATTTGACCTGGTACTGCTGCCACTTGCGTAACAAATGCTTTGGCACCATTTAAGAATCTTGTTATACAATCTTGTACAAGTGCCAAGAATCTTGCTGGTAGACTTTGTAAATAATTAACAATATCATTGATATTTTTAACCAAATAATATATAGTTGCTGCAACCTCAACATATTCAGCAACATCTCTAATGAAATCATTGATATCTTCGAGTGTAGCCGTAACTTTAGCATAGATTGTTGATACTGTTCCTGATGGATCAAGGCCAATTGCTTTTACTATTGATTTAATTGCTGTTGTTATTGTATCATTTAATTTTTTAATTAAAAAAGCAATAAAATTGGCAGCATTATTTTTACCATTTTTAATAGCATTTGTGATTGCTGTTATAGGATTAGTAAGACCTGCTGCACCAATATCAAATTGAAATTGATATCTAAAATCACAAACATGGCTGAGTGCTGAGTTTGTTAATGAGATGCCTGTATTGGCAACAATACCTCTTGAGATATATGAGTTGGTTGTTGGATTACTTTTGGCTGCATCAGCAATCGCTGGCGGCATTTCAGGTGCATTTTCTTCTGCTGGTTTACCTGGAAATAAAGGTTGTGGTGAGAAACCCATGTTCGTATTCCATGGGTTGTCTTTTAAATTTCTAACTCCAGGTAATATTGAAACAATATATGGATTTTGTGTAGATTCACCATCAGCAAAATAACCAGTAACATATGCTCCAGGTTCTGGTACATTAAAAGAACCAGACATATTTGGTCCTGTCATTAATGTACACCAAGGCAAGGCCGCTGTAGGTAAAGCAATCAAATCTTCAGTATGATAACCAAAGATACGAACTTTTACACGACCAAGTTTTAATGGATCATCAATGTTTTCTACAACACCGATCCATGATTTACCAATAAAATTATTCATTTTTTGCTGCTGTTGAAGCTGAACTGTTTGTTGAACCTATTGGAGTTTCATAACTCTCTTTTGCTAATTCCATAACTGTCTGATAAGCACCTTGTGATTGTAGAACATGCCGCACAGCATTTATCAAATACTTACCTGAATAGTATGGATCCAACTCTCTTGTGTTACCTGATGTTGATAATGTATATATGTTAAAGATTACAGTCTTTCCAACAGTAATACCTGGATCACCAGGAACAACCACTTTCAGCAAAGTGAAATTTGATAAAGAGATTTGTGCTGTTCTATTTGGAATATAATTTTCAACAAAAATATCATTTGCCACAGAACCAGGAGCATCTTTTATGTAAGGTACTTTATATTGTTCTGAATTACCAACTACAACTTTTACCACACTTTGTACATTCTGTACGGCTGTTTTTCCTAATCTGTTCTTATCATTTACAGAAATACCTTTACCTGTACCATTCATGGGTGTATTTTTTAGTTTACCTTGATAAGTGTCATAGTCAAAATCTGTAATCTTAAATGACCTAGTCAACGGGTCAACTGAAATCAATCTATTTGCAAATGTTCCTGCCGATATATCATTCAAAACATCAAATGATTTAACAAATTCATAATCTATAACTGTTCTCACCTTTTCTTCTATTGGCATCTCATGGTTTATTTGTTGAACCTTATATGTGTTATAAGGTGTAGATGCCATTAAGGTTCTTAATGATTTGAAATTGAAACCTTCTTTATTCTCAAAAAATAACATATCGGCACCAGCCAAACTTTGTGTTTCTGGTCTAGCATATGTAGATAACCAACTTATTGCCTCAAATGGTTTGAGTGTATTCAGATTAAAATTATAAATTCCTCTAGTTGGTTCTATATTGAGTTTCTTTTTTATTTTTAAATCAGTTTGTAATATTCTTGTTACAGTTTTGTATATTTCTTCACCACCTTCTATCGCACCTTTTTGTAATTTAATAGATTCCGACAACATCAATTCTTCAGAACAGAAATGTAATTTTATTTCTTCCGCTTTATGATTACCAACTTGTTTTCTACTACTTGTGTATATTCTAAAAGTTCTTGACATGTTTGCTGGTGACGATTTAACTCTACCAAAATTTATTCTTAAATATTCATAACCCAATAATTGAAACTTTTGTAATAAACCTTGACCATCATATAGTACAACAGAACCAGAAGTTGAAAAACTGTATAGGTCTTCATAATAAGAAATCTCCATTGCCAATTTCTGGACTGGTATTTCTTGGCCTGTATGTGATATGATTGTCAAATCATTTATACTTGCGCTTTGAGAATAATATAAACCATTCTCTGGTGCTGAAGTTGTTGTTTCGGCCATCTTATCTCATCAAAGTTTTTAATTCGGTTTCAAACTCATTAACATAATTTTTATTCAGTAATTTTATGTTTCTTTTAGATTCATTCAATTCTAGTTCGTAAGTATAATAATCAACTGCTCTTCTACTTGTTGTTACTGATACTGTTCCTGTTGGTAAATTATATGTTACTGTATTTGTAACAATATTATCATATGCATCTGAGCTTATAATAACAGTATTTTTTGTTGTTGTAAGAGTTGACACATCTGTTTGTTCGATTATCTTCTCATAATGATGTACTTCTGAATATGGATCAAATTCTGTATACTTATCTTCAATATATTTGTTAAAATTACTACCATTTAGTGGCCAGTCCCATTGTGGGTCAATAATTTGATTGGCAAACAAAACAATCCAATAACGATACATATCATCATAATACTTATGAGCAACTATTTCTGGTGTGTCACCTTCTTGTATATCATATGTATAGTATAAGAGTGGACTTTTCAATGCTTCTGGAATAATGTTGGCTCGAGCCAAAAGATTCGTCAGAATTACAGTTCCACCATTGTAATTTGATGTTAATATTTTTGGTAATGTATTAAAGTATTTCATTTTAATATCCTTGTTCAACCTTAGCTCTGTCAACAAGTACCGTTTCTTGGAAGCTTAAATCCATGGTCATTTGTACAGGTTGTCCGTCTTTATATGCTGACCAACCACTTGGTGCATAGTTTACTGTTACATTTGTCAGTACACAATCTGTCACCTTGTTTATATTTGGATTTACTTGACCGTCTTTTTTGAATGATAAGTTGAAAACACCAGGTGGTGTATAGAAGAAACCAGCAGCACCTGTCACAATAGTTGGTGCAGCATATGTTCTGAACAGTTTAACAATTTTTTGAACTTGTTGTGCTTCACGAGCAGATTTAGGTGAAAAAGTAAAAGACATTTCAAATGTTCTAAAATGTATGCCTTGGAATAAAACTTGCGATTGTGGGTTAAAAGCATAACCCATTTTGTTTAATGCCAATCTTCCTGCTGCGTTGTTCTCTAACACACTCTGTAAAGCACCTGCTGCAGCACCAATACCAGGTAATGCGGCTGCTGCACCCATTATAGATACTTCACCAAATTCTGAAGTATATTGAAAACTTACGGTATCTGGCATGTATAACGAAACAACAGCTCTTAAATCTTTATCAACCTTCATAAATTCTGCTGCCGTTGTGCCGAATGCATCTCCGTTCAACAAACTTGTAAGACCTTTTTTAGCACTATCTACTGTATTATTGAGTGTTGTTTCTGGATTTGCAACAGCTTCACTTATAGCGGTGCCTGCTGAATTTAAAAAGTTGTTAGCAGTATTGATACTATAATCTACAACTTCTTGTATAGATTTGGATTTTGGTTGAGAAATTTCAAAAACAACAGCATGACCTTTGGCCACAGAATTCAAATCTGCTGGATATTGTAAAGCATTGTAATTGTATCTCGATTGAAATAGTGAACCTAATGGTCCATTGGCAAAATCTGAAGCCGACTTGGCAGCATCACTCTGTATGTCGGAACCATTTACATCATTATAACCAGATTCAACCGATTGGTATGTACCATCGTCTTTTTGAACTTGTAGTTGCATTATTCTGTCTTTGTGAAAAAGTTATATACATATATTTATGGCGTATTCAGGAACATTTAGACCAAGAAATCCTCACAAATATGTTGGGGACCACACAAATATCATATACCGTTCTTCATGGGAAGCAAGGGTTATGGATTGGCTCGACCGAAATCCAGACATATTATCATGGGCTTCAGAAGAAGTAATCATACCTTATAAGTCTCCAGTAGATGGTAGAATGCACAGATATTTTCCAGATTTTGTGGTCAAATCCCGTGGTAGAGATGGTTCAACTAAAACGATGATGATTGAAGTTAAACCAAAAAAACAAACACAAGAACCAGAAAAAAAGAAAAGAGTAACTAAACAATACATCAATGAAGTAGTTACATGGGGTGTCAATCAAGCCAAATGGAAAGCAGCAACTGAATACTGCCTTGACCGTGGATGGAAGTTCATGTTGATGACAGAAGACCACCTAGGTCTCTAACTAAATAGTCCATGACAATAAAACCATCAATACTCACCACATTATCTGAAGAAAAAGCCAAACTCGATTATCAAACAAATAGTCGGGAATCATACAAATGGCTTATGCAAAAGATAAAATCTTTGAGAAATCCAGCAACAATGGCTGTTCCGATGACCAAAGAAAAGTTTCGTTATGTAAGACCAAGTGACCGTCAGAAGTTTCTGATGGGTGGTTTATACTTTTTTGTATATGATCCTAAAGGCAAGGCAGATTTGCCGTACTATGATAGATTTCCTTTAGTTATACCACTTAAAAGAACACCTGATGGTTTTATAGGTCTCAACCTACATTACTTGCCACTTAGATACAGAATAAATTTCCTCAAGAAATTGTTACCATATGCTATCTATAATGATGAAGATGAGATTAAGAGACTCCGAGTGACGTATCCGATGTTAGATGCGTCATCCAAACTAAAAGAATTCAGACCTTGTATCAAACAGTATCTTTATAGTCATGTGAAATCCAGGATTCTTTCGGTTGAACATAATGAATGGGACATTGCGGTATACTTGCCAATACAACAATTTAAGAAAGCCAAGCCACAAGATGTGTGGCAAGAATCAGTACAAGAAATAAGGAACTCATAATGGCCGGATCAATTAGTGCCTTTAAATCCAGTTTTAGAACAGACTTAGCAAGACCAAACAGGTTTGATGTTATCATTCCTGTACCTGTTGTTTTATTTGCTTCACCTTTAGTTACTACGAAAACTCTTGCTTATCGTTGTGAGGCTGCCGTTCTACCAGGAAAAACATTTGAAACACATGAACAAAAGACTTATGGACCAATTGAAAAGTATCCACATCTAGTATCATATACCGATGTAGATTTAACAATATTGATGGATGATGATATGAAACAGAAGTATGCTTTTGATGCATGGTTCAGTTACATCAACTCCAGAACAGACAACAATTACAACTATAAAGATGAGTATTCAACAACAGTTACAATCAATCAATATGATGTAACAAATAAACTGTCTTATTCGGTTGATTTGTATGAAGCATTTCCTGTGTCTATGAACCAGATGGATTTGGATTGGAGTAATGATAGTGTGCATAAGCTATCAGTTACATTTGCATATACTTATTGGAGAAACAATTCTCTATTTTGATTTAATTAAGGAGTTATTATGGCTTTACCAAAAATTGATGTACCAACATACGATATTACATTACCAGTTTCAAAGAAAGAAATTAGATTTAGACCTTTCCTTGTAAAAGAACAAAGAAATCTATTGATGGCCATGGAATCAGATGATTCTTCTGCCGCACATTCTGCTATTCGGGACATTCTTTATAATTGTACCATAACAGAAGGTATTGATATTGAAAAGTTACCTATCGTTGACGTTGAATTCTATTTCATTAATCTCAGAGCGAAATCTGTAGGTGAAGTTATTGATTCAAAATATCGTTGTAACAATATTGTAGATGAAAAAGAATGTAACAATCTGATGGAATCAAATCTGAATCTTTTGGATGTTAAAGTTGAAATTGATGAAAACATTTCACCGGAGATTCAACTGACTGACAAATTAATGATTAAGATGAAATATCCTGAGTTTGGTATTGTTAAAGACTCTATCAATATGGAAAATGATTCTGATATCACCTTTAATATGTTGGCACAAAGTATTGAATACATCTATGATGGTGAACAATTCTATTATGGTAATGAAACACCAATTACTGAAATGGTACAGTTTGTTGAGGGTATGAACCAAGAACAGTTTATGAAGATTGAAAACTTCTTTAATAACTTACCAAAGTTAAAAGAGAAAATTGAAATGACTTGTTCTAAGTGTGGATTTCATCATGTGATTGATGTGGAGGGACTCGAAAGTTTTTTCGGATAACCTTTCGCCATGACAATTTAAAGAATTATTATAAAACTAATTTTTCTTTGATGCAACACCATAAGTACAGTTTGACAGAACTAGACAATATGATGCCATGGGAAAGGGACATATATGTTGCAATGTTGATTCAGTATATTGAGGAAGAGAACCAGAAGATAAAAGAAAAACTAAGAAAGTAAAATGGCAGAACCTTCAGACGATACAAAGAAAACAGCCAGCTCGATGTTTAGTCGTGTTGGTAAATCTGCTCTTGGTGGTGCCAAGAAGGTGGCTTCCTCTGTCGGAAAATTATTCACCAAAAAACCAGAAAATGTAATACCAAAAGTTTCAGGTCCGACTGAAACTCTAGGTGAAATCTTCAAGATGATGAAGATTATGGATGAGGACCGTAAACTCAACCAAGAAATGGCTAATGCTCATATTAAAGAACAAAAGCATGAAAAAGACAGACGCAACGATGAAATCATCAAGGCGTTAACTGCTCGTAAACCACCAAAGCCACCAAGAGTTAAAAAAGAAAAAAAGGTTGAAGAAAAGAAACCCGAAGAAAAAAAGCCACAGGAGAAAAAAGAACCTGAGAAAAAGGTAGAAGAAAAGAAACCAGCTGAAAAAAAGGTAGAAGAAAAGAAAAAAACAGAAGATAAAGCCGCCAAAGATAAAGCTGATAGAGAAGCTAAAACCAAGGCAGACAAAGAAGCTAAAGATAGAGCTGAAACAGCCAAAAAAGAAGAAGAAGCTAAAAAATCTAAAGAAACCGCTGAAAGAGTAAAAAAAGAAGAGGAAGCTAAAAAAGCCAGAGAGACTGCTGAAAGAGTAAAAAAAGAAGAAGAGACCAGAAAATCACAAGAAGCAGCAAGAACGGCAAAGAAAGAAGAAAAGCAAACTCCAGTAATACCACCACCAACTGGCAATGTAGCAAAAGCTACATTAATTGCTGCAATGGCTGCAGAAGGTTATTCACAATCAGCTCAAGCAAATGTTCTTGCTAATGTAAAAGAAGAAAGTAATTTTATTCCACATAGTGAAAATATTGCTAGATATAATCCAACAAATTTATTTAAAATGTTTGGACCAGTTGGTGAAGAATTTGTGGGTCGTCATGGATCTGGAAAAGGTAAAAAGTTAATTGCTAATCCAAAGAATGAAAAAGGCAAATCAAATACTGTAAGATTTAATACAATTGAAGATGCTGAAAAACTTGTATCACAAGGACCTGAAGCAGTAGCAGAATTAATATATGGTGGCCGAATGGGTAACAAAAATCCAGGAGATGGTTACAAATATATTGGTCGTGGATTCATACAATTAACAGGTAGAGAAAATTATGAAAAAGTTGGTAAACTAATTGGTGTAGATTTAGTTAATAATCCAGAATTAGCAAATGATCCAAAAATCGCAGCAAAAATTGTTCCTGCTTTCTTTAAAGTTAATGCTAGAAAACCAAAAGATTTAGAAGATATCAATAATGCAATAGACGCTGTTGGTTCTGCTAGCGCAGAATCAAGACAAGCAAGAAAAAAAATAGCAGCAGAATACCAAGCCAATGGTTTTGGTGACCAATTAGATGCATCTTCAAAAACAAATGCTGATGGTAAAAAAGAACTTAATGCTCAACAAGTACAAAACCAACAGAATGTAAATATTACCAATCAGAATACAAATCAACCAGACCAAAGTATACCATCAAAACCAAACGATACAAACCCATTACTTGCAAAAGTTAAAGGTCAACCGAAATGAATAACAAACTAAATTACCAACAAGCCAAGAGATTAAGAGAACAATCTCTTTCATCTGTTTTAGCCGACCAACTCATCTTAGGTGAAGGTTATGGTTCTGCCATTGGTAAAGCCATTTCATTAAAGACAAAGGCTAAGATAACAGGCATCAAACAAAAATTTGATCCACTTAATATTGCTAAAATGTTGACGGGTGGTTCTCGTTTAGGTCCTGCTATTATTGGTAAATTGTTGGGTCGTTCCAGAAAAGATATTGAATTCTTTGCTGGTCGTGCAAGACCTGTAACTACTAGGGATAAAAGAATTGGTGCATTACCTGGTGGCGGTGAAGATACTACAGGAATGTCAGCAGTATTGAATGATATTTTAGCTTTCTTACAAAAAAGTCATGAACGTGATATGATTCTTAGAGAGAAAGAAAACAATCTTAGAGAAGGTGAAAAACATGAGGATGAAAGACGCCATAAAAAGTTATTAAAGGCTTTAGATAAAGTTGGTTTTGGTACTGCCAGTAAAGTTAAGCCAGAAGGTTCAGGATTATTTGACAGTATATTAGAAACTCTTAAAAAAATGATTGCTGAAACTATTGAAAAAGTCAAAGGCATGATTGATTCTGCCATAGAAGGATTCAAATGGTTAAAAGAAACATCTTTGTTTAAATGGTTAGCAGGATTAGCTTCGCCGTTCGCTTTGATTGCTGCTATATCTGCTGCAATCTTTGGTGGCACAGCTATGTTACAAAATGCCGAATTACAAAGATTAAAAGATTTAGGTGGTGATGAAGCTTTGGCTTTAGGTGAACAACGACAACAACAAGAACTTCAAGGTGCTGGTGATATATCTGGTGTCGGGGCCGCCATTATGAATGCCAAAGAAGATACTGCTGGTGATAAAATTATTAAAGCTATTGCCAAAAAGCAAGGTGTTGTTGAACAAATAATGAATGAACAAGGATTCACTAAAATTGGTGTTGATAAAAATGGTGCTTTTGAATTTAAGAATAAAGAAGGTAAAGCACCTTCACCAGAATTATTAAAGGCTGCATACAATGAAGCAGACCTTCGCCTTAAATCTGGTGCAACACCAACAACAAATTCAACTCCGCCGACAAGTGCACCAACAACACCTCCACCACCAGCACCACAAGCACCAACATCGGCTGCCGTTTCTTCAATGTCTGCCGAAAATCAAAATTTGAATATACAGGCATCCACAAAATCACCAACAAGTACAACAACAAATACCAATGTTGTTAACAAAAACACAATTAACAAACCAAAACCAAGAGCACCTATTATTGCTGTTCGCAATACTGAACCCACTTTTATGCAGGCAATATACAATTCAACGAGAGTTGTTTAACCAATAAAAAACCCCGCCGAAGCGGGGTCTGCACTTGCATGGGATTCTTTAATCTTCAGCCAACTTTGAGAAGTAAGCCAAATCTTCATCAGTCTCATCTTCTGAGATATCTTCTACAACTGCCTTCTTAGGTGCAGCCTTCAAAGTTTCCACAGTAGTCTTAGGTACATCAGTAGCACCCAACACTTTATCAAGACGAGCC